TCCAGCTGTTCCTACTACATCATCGTTAGCATTATCACTGACTACATCAAGAGTAGCTTGAGCTGTTTGCCAAGGATAGTTGTTTCCTGTTTCCCAAATAGTTTCAAAAGAACCTGAACCAATGCTAGAATTATATCCAAATTTATTAATCATAGAGTAACCAGGAACTTTACCTTGCTGTACAGCTAAATAAAACGGAATGTCACCAACTGTACTTCCACCTGTTATTGGATTGACATTATTACAAGACATTAGCATTTACTCCCGGACATAAACCATGCAAATCGTTGCAGTTCTTGTTTAATATCTTCTTGATAACCAAAATTTAGTTGGTTTTTTTGTGTATCTAAAGCTTCAACTAACTGTCTATGGTTATCTATTCCAGTTTGTTGATCCATAATTATATCTGGAAATACTGCTGTTATCTTTGCCATTATCTTCTTCCTCCAGCTGCAATATCAAGTCTTAATGTGCCATAACGCCAGGTCTCACCTACCGCATCATTCTCAATTTTTAAACTCACCTGTCTTCCTCTTACTCTGGTACTAATAAAATTAGTAGTAGTATTAATAGTAAAAGGCCCAGTAATCAATGGTCCATTAGAATCCGATTGTTCAGCTTCTGCTGGGTAGTTTCTAAAAAATAAAGTTATTTTTGCATTACCGGATAAATTTTTAAAGTCAGGAATAAATCTAGATACTCTCATAATATATTCACCATCTCCGGCTAATCCTTGTTCTGATAAATCATAATCTCCAGATTGAATATAAGAAGAAATAGCAGTTGATACTCCATTCGAATCTACTTCATTAATTCCAGTTTCATGAGCCCAGTACTTAGAAGATCCATATGTATTAGTCACACCATTAATAGTTGGAAAACTAGGTGTTCCATTAGAAGTAAATTGTGTTGCATAAGGTAAATTATAGGTATGCGCATCTGAATAAGACGTTCTAGCTAAAGTTCCAGTGGTCCAACTTTGATCCATAAAATTAAAAATAACCGTCTTATTAATTTGTTGAGAATTATTCGAAGCATAAAACCAACCTACTTCATTATATAATGAGTTATGATAAGCATAGGTAATTTGATTTGCATCATAATTAATTCCAGGAGCTCCTCCTTGTGTAGTGAATACAAAATCTTCTACAAGAGATGGCAGTTGTTTAACGGTACCATCATACATAAAAAACCCACCACCAAAGCCCATCCAAAATACAGCGCCTTGTGCATACACTGCTGCATGTTGTCCTAAACATCCACAGTTAGATCCTACTTGTCTTAGTGAAAATGTAAAAGGTGGACCAACAAATTGAATTACGTAAGCTGCTTGATCGGTAAGTACTAATATATAATCTTTACCTTGTACTGCTGTAATAATTTCATTTCCTTGGTCTAATTGAAAAGTACCTGCTGTATTAGTTGCAGTAGGTGCCCATGTATTAATATCCTCTTGATTGGAGAATCTAATAAACATTTTATTTTGAGTAGAGCTGTCTGTTAAATCAGTTTGAGTCCCCATTAAAAACAAATGTCTATCTCTGTCCGATACTAAACTCATTAAAGATTTTGTAGGTGCTCCGCTTACAACTGTTGCTCTTGTATCTAAAGCTCCAGGTACTAGAGATATAGGAGACCAGGTATAAGTTGCACCATTTCTAACCGTTGCTACTAGCAACTGTCCGTAGTTATCCAAAGACCAGGAACCAGGATCAAGTGTAACGTTTGTTACAGACCTTGTAGTTCCCCATTCTTCTTCTCCATATGCACCTGTACCCCATCCATAAGCAGATGTTTGAAAAACAGGTCCTATATCGATATAAGGATTTACAGTTGCATCTCCTTGTGCAGACATTCCTGAACCTGTTTCATTGGAAGTCATAGTAATAGTAAATGTACTTGAGCTAGGTACTGAAATAACTTCAAATGTATTGGTTGTGAAATCTGCAGCGACATATCCAGTCGCTCCACCTCCAGGTAAAGTTACAGATGTAAAAATAAAATAATCTCCCTGTAATAATCCATGTCCTGTTTTATTTACAGTCACTGTTGCTGATCCTGTGGTAGAATCAAAAGTACAACTAGTCAAAGCTGTTTTTAAAGGTGTAATGTCATAAAAATCACCTTCATAATAAATTGCTAATATTTTATTAGTTCCTAAAGCAGCATATTTTTTACCTGTTAAATCTGTCCAAGTATGTTGATCTCTAACAGGGCCCGATAATGTAGTAGATACTAATTGTTGCCAGCCTCCTATTTTTTCAGGTTGTCCGTATCTAAAACGAACATTATTACCATCTACCCATTGCCCTTCGGCTCCTGTGGCTGTTTGCTGTTTATTAAAACCAGGTTTAAATTGTATTTTCTGTAACATAATTATCCAATAAATAAAGATCTAACACGATTATTATAACATAACAACACAGTATATAGTAGCTGTTTTATGAAGTAAAATTAATATTTACAATACATCGGTAGTCATTTTTTTTAGGAAATGAAGAGCTATGATATCTTAGTGGATTAAAAACTACACATCTTCCTTTTTTAGGACTTACTCTTTTTACCTCTGTTAAATTATTTTTATTATCTGGATAAAATTTATTATAAAAAACAGTGTCTCCATCTGAGTCATTTACATAATACACGCAGCCATAATGAGGAATATCAAAATCATTATGAGGTTCCATCGTATGATTAGTGTCTTTTTTAAAAGTTAAAAAAGCAGATATTCTTAACATCTTATTTATAACTATATTACTTTGATCACATGCAGCATGAATAACTGGTAGCATATTATAAAAATTATGGTTTAAAATTTTATCTTGATCCATAATTCTAGAAGAAAAACATATCCCATTAGTATGTTTAGAACCATAAGTAATATCTGTAGAATTAAATATCCAAGGAAATGTATGTGATTTAATAAGTTCTTTCTCAATATAGTTTTGTTGAGATACACTGACTACATTATCTATCACTATAATATTATCCATAAAAATTCATATTTGCTGATATAATTGTTTTTTTAGTTTCTTTTTCAATTAAAGGAGACTCATGAAAAATTAAACTAGGAAATAAAATAAGGTCTCCTTCTTCAACTTCTTTAAAATAAAATTTTTCATTGGAATTAGGCATATAAAAATGTGTACTAATATTTGGGTCAGGCAGTTCAACATAAAAAACACATGAATAATGTCCTTCATGATTATGTTTTTTATGATAATTATTTTTAGTATAAGTTTGAAACCAAAAATTTAATAATTCAACTTTATTACAATTAAAATAAGAAGATACTTCTGTAAAATGTTTTTGATTTATTGATAAAAATAAATCTAAATATTTTCTTTTTACATCTGCTTTTATTCCCCAATCTGTATTATGAATAGAATCATTTTTAGATTCTGTTTTAGATAGTGTTTTATTAATTTGATTTAATAGTTCTTTTTTATATAAAGAATAATCTGGATTATGTTTAATAAAAATAGGAAAGGTAATTTCTTTATTCAACATTGGATATTTTATATCCTTTAAACCATTTTGGTAGTCCCAATAAAGGCCTTTCATCCATTAAAAGAGGTAGGTTTTCTTCTTTAGCTGTAATGTAATGTAAAAATAATTGAGCACAATGATCACCCATCAAAGCATTTCTCCAATGTTCTATTTCTGATCCTTTATATATTAACATGTCCCCTGGTTCTAAATCTATTTGAATTCCTTTAGAGTCAGAAGGAACATATGTATTATTATTTTCATTAAATAATCCCTTAGTTGAATCTGGCTCGACATATATTGGCCAAGGATCTCCACCTAAATTTAAAGTAGTGGATATTTCACAACTTGATCTATCTTTGTGTTTTGTTAAAACATTTCCTTTATTATAAATTCTTGCATAAGAATAGGTAGGCATTAATTTCATATTAGTATTATCTTCCATAACTGGTCTTATTTTTTCTAATAATGAATCAAATAAAATATCACCATATAAAGAATATGCATTATTGACTTGCCCATCTTCCCAAGTTCCTTCATCAAAATTAAATGGAGAAATATATTTTGCTTTTCTTCTTACAATAAATGTTTCTCTTTTTAATAAAAAATATTTATAACAAATATCTGCCATTTCTTTAGAAATAGCATTTTTTACAATTATATAATTTTTATCCATATTATTTAAACGTATCTCCTTTCAACCATACAACTAATGAATATCTAGTTCCTTTATTAACTGGACATACTCTATGCCATATAAAACTAGGAAAAACAACTGCAGATCCTTTAGTGTTTATTTCTGTTAATGTATAAGTGCTATTTTTTCCTGGATCTAGATTCCTAAAATCAAAATCAAAATTACCACCATAATATTCACCAGAATCACTTAAAAACAAACTTAAAGATAGTTTTCTAACTTTTCCATTTGAATCAGGAACATCATAAGAATCCTGATGCCAGCCATAATATTCTCCCGGTTCATAAATAGTAAACTGCATACTTTCAAATTCATCAATTATAAAATTCCAATTAGCTTTTTTATTAGCATCTAAAATGATTGGATGTACTAAATTTTTAATCCAAGGTTCTTCTAGCCAAACAACTTTAGATTTTCTTTTTTTATGCAGTAATTTTAATTTTTCTATGCTTATGTCTGAAGGATCCATTCCACCAGTTAAACCATGTTGGATATCTTTAGATAAGGCATGTCTAATAATATCATTACACAAATGTCTTGGTATGATGTCTTTATAATACCATAATTTATTATAAACTATATTACTCATATTAAATACTCATTCCTTCCATCCAATTTTTAAAACTATATCCATGCCATTGAGCATACATACTGTCTTCCTCTAAAAAACTTTTTTTAGATATTTGATGAATTGTTTTTTCAAAGTTTTCTTTATTGTGGTTTTTCCATAACCGTTTACCATAGCTCCAAAAATCTGAATCATATATAGATCCGTTTGCATAATGCCATAAAATAAAATCTTGTAATTTTTTTACATAATCATGAATAAAATTAATTGTTTTAATCTTAGGACATTTATTAAACATATAATCAAAATAATACCTATTAGATTGAGCATATGTTGCCATCGCAGTAGCTTCTAAAGGTTCTAAAAAAAATAATTTATTTCCATTTAAAAATATACGGTCTTTTATAATAGGTTCTTTAGCAACGTATTGTTTAAAAGGAAAAATTTTATTTATTTTTTCTACATGAAAAGTATTTTTAAAATCAGTTTCTGCTTCTTTTAAAGAGGTAATATTATCATTAAATAGATATCCTAAAGATACTTTATCTGGAAGTGGAATATAAAAACACCACCCATGTTTATGGGCGATTGATCTAGTGTAAAAAACATCTTTTTCTTTTTTAGGTAAAGTAGCTAATAAAGCACAATTTAATGGATTTACTAATTCTATATAGTTATCTAAATTAGAAGGCGTTCCTCTACAATCTATAATATAATCTGAATCAATAGATTCATAGTCTTCTACATTTTCATCTATTTCTTTAAAATTAATCTTTAAATTATTACAAACAAAATCTTGGAATTGTTTTGGTTCAAAGTGTAATGCATATCTTCCAATAGAAAACGGATGAAAAATAGAATTAGAAGAAAAGTTTTCATACATAATTCCTGTTTTCATTGTATGGGGGAAATTATTTAAATAATTAGATTGAAAATTTCTAAACAATGCCTCTGGAAAATCTAAAGTAGTTCCTTGCCCTGTAGGAACCGGGGCAATTTTAGAATCATAACGCATCTCTATTTCTAGATCGCTATAAAAATTAAAATGCATTGCAGACATACATCCAGCATTTCCACGGCCAAGTATTGTTATTTTTTTAACATTAGTCATCTAAACTATAATAAAAATGAGTTATAGAAAATCTACCATTATATTTTTTTTCTGCGTTTTCTTTAAATTTTATAGGAATTACTTTATGTTTATAATAACAAGGAAATAATACCATCCTATTATGTTTAAATTGTATGGTTTGATTAGATTGAGTTAAAATTAAATCTCCACCTGTAAATAAAGAATCATTTTTTGCAAACCAAATTAAACAAGTAAATAAAAAAGCGTCATGATGTGTGTCATAATAATCATTTTCTTCATAGTAAGATATTAAAGTATTTGCTCTATTTGTTGTGGTAAAACTATCCGCATGTGGTGGAAGGGCTTTTTTTAAAATAGCATGAAATTGCGGGTGTTGTTGTTTTTTTAACGCTTTCATAATATGAGATTTATTAAGCCCATAATCTGAATACATCCATCTAGGATAAAATCTTTTACCCTCCCCTAAAACATTTCCATTTTTATCTTTTGCAATAGCTGTTTTAGATGCAGATTCATATTCATCATGACTTAAATAAAAATCTAATTCTTTCCAAATTTTTTCTTCTTCCTCTTTATTGTACCAATTATCTACAATAAGATAAGGATAAACATTATCTTCTCCAATGATATAATCCATCTTTTTTACTTTATAAATATTATTACCTATTAATTTCATTTACTCATGGATATTCCCACTCTTGCTGTAGTAGGAATAACTTCATGATATATTCCTTTAGGTATATGTATCAAATCTCCAGGATTAAGTAAATAGGTAGACTCTTCTATATTCCATTGGGTTTGTCCTATTGCTTGCCAAAACCACACATCCATTGAATCTTTATGTTTTCCAAAACCGGTTTTATTAGAAACAAAATTAATATATAAATGAGCTTCTTTACAATCTATTTTATTTAAAAGTTCTTTTACTTTTGGAATTAGATGTGCTGAATGAGAAACATAAAAACCTTCTTTATTATATTTTATTATTTCGTTTTTTTGAATAGATTGATTTAAATTATTAATAACTTCTTCCCAAGTTAATAAATCTGTATAAAATCTTTCTAAGAATTGAATCACTAATAATTTTAACCTTGTTTCCAATTACCATTTAATGCATTTGTATACTGTGTTTTTAAATCCCAAATTCCTTGTGCAACAAAAGTTTCTGGAACAGAAGCCTCACTTACAATAACTACTCCATTTCCTCCGGGTCCTCCTGAATCTTGTCTAGAGTTTCCTCCTCCGCCATAATTAGAAGAAGTTCCTCCAGGTCCGGGAGGTTGACTTGGACTTGCTCCTCCACCTCCTGCATAAACTACAGGACTTCCACTTATTGAACTTGTATATCCAGCTCCACCGGATCCATTAGTTGCAGAAAAACCTGCTTGAGTTGCTCCTCCACCGCCTCCGCCTGATCCACCTACAGTTGGCCAAGGAGATGATGGTGCTCCTCCATTGTTTCCATATCCTGTAAATGCTCCACTTGGGGCTTGAATTCCATAACTACCACTAGTTCCTGCTCCAGCTCCTCCGCCAGAACCTCCATCATTTGGCCCAGGTGATAATCCACCACCTGCTCCGTACATAGCTCCTCCTGCTAATCCTCCACCTAATGCGGTAACTGACCCAAATACTGTATCCGTTCCTTTAGTATTTGATCCACCTCCTGATCCAATAGTTACAGAAATAGGGCTTCCTGGAAAAGTAAAACTAGAAGCATATAAAACTCCTCCTGCTCCTCCACCGCCAGAATGTCTATTATAGGTATCTCCACAAGGAGGCGCTCCTGCTCCTCCACCTACAACTAAAACTGCTGCGGTTGTATTTCCTTGAGGAGTAAAAGTACCTGGAGATGTAATGGTGCTTACTCTTGGTGGTAATGGTGGACTGTAATCTGGATCATTAACTGGTCCAATTACTCCTCCATTATTATTTCCTTGTCCTAAAGTACTTGTCATAATTTTATATACCTACCCATGTATTATTAACATTATCCCAATAAAAAGTACATGTTTCTTCCGAATTTTCTGTGGCTTGATCCCAATGTTCTATTCTATTATTTGTAAAATTCCAAAACACTCTTGATCTTGTAGTACCATCATTTAAATACATTGATTCTACATCGGTTAAAGCAACCCATTCATTACTGTCAGGATTCCAATAAAACTGGTCTTTAAAAATATAATTAGGATCAATATCTTCTGAATTTCCTTTCGGAGGTAATAGACTTAACCATCTTTTATTAATATTGTCATAATGTTCAAATGGAATTTTTCCATTAGGTAATGTTGCTCCATACCAACCATGAGTCGGCTCCCACCTAAAAGTAGAAGGATTTATAATCCAATCATCCCTTCCTAAAGGTTTGTAAGGTACAAATATATTGTATTGAGGAGAATAAATACAAGTTGGACCTGGAAATATTCCTCTAGTAGTTGCATCATTAAAACATTGTTTCCAAGCAACTCCTTTAGGACTTCTTATTTGGTCTGGATGATCTGGTATATTATTTTTACACCATTCTTCTCCATCTACATGCATTGGATTATCTTTTAATGGACCATTAGAAGTAGGAATATTGTCAGATACAACAACTACTCTAATAACCTCGTTGTTATTATTTAATTCAGCAAAATAAGCCATGCTTAATGCCTCCTTATGACGAGCTTATAATTTCGTAAGATATAGTAATTACTAAATCATTATCTGCACTTGCTCCAGCTTCAATATTATCACCTTCTTCTAAATATAAAGAAGTGTTTTTATCAACTACAGTTAATGTAGAATCAGCTGGTACAGAAATTGTACTTGCAATTGCAATTGGTGATCCACCAGATTTTGTAATAAACACAGAAGCATCAGCTGCATTAGTTCCATCTATGTTTGCAACTAATATTGTATTAATTTTATAGATTTGTCCAGAAGCTGCAGCGTTAGCTAAAATTTCTGTAGTAAGAGTTGTATTTAAAGCAGCTTGTAGCGACTTTCCATAAATTGTAGTTACATTTACTATATTCGGGTTTGCCATATTTTTTTATCTCCTGTTATCTTTTACCCAAAAACCATTGCCATTGCAATAGCTTTTCCTGTTGTCGCATAAGGGCCTGCAAAACTTAAAGTTCCTGAACCATCTGTAACAATTGCTTGTTGATTAGTACCATCAGATGAAGGTATTGTAAATAGTCCAATTTCCTTTTGATTAGCAAAAACATCAATAACATCAGTTCCATTTGAATAAACAATTTTAGTACCTTTGTCTGTGCTTTTAAAAGTAGCTCCTGAACCAGAAGTTGTTTTAAAAACAACGTTGTAAGCTCCAGTTGTAGAATTTTTTAAAATATAATTTTTTTCAATTCCATCTGGAATGGTTACATTTACGTTTCCTGCAATTGTTCCTGTCATATCAACTACAGAGTTTTTACCATTTGATAAAACTCCATTAGTAAAAGCTAATGTTGCTCCTGATGTAACTCCAACTTGTTGATATCCAGCGATAGCTTGTTGGAGAATAACTAAGTTGGTATTAGTGATATCACCCCAAAGACCAGCTTTTTCACCGGTGACCATTAACTCTAATTTAAGATCCGTAGAATAACTTGATGCCATAATTTTTAATTCCTTATATTATACTAATTATTAAATTTAAGCGGCTGTGTCAATAATATTCCAAGTGACACTAGATCCGGTATCAACAATTTGCCAAGATTGTACATTAATTGATCTTAAACCAACTGTCAATGAATTCCCTGTTACAATAACATCAGCATTACCTTGCGTATTTATGCTTCCTAAGCCTACATTTAATTGTTGTCCAGTACCTGTTGCATAGGTCACAGCATCTAATATACTTGTTCCTTGAGCAACATTTAATTGTTGCCCTGTTAATGCCCCTGTACTTGCTCCTGCCGTAACAGTTCCCAAACCTACTTCAACTGTCATACCAATACCGGTGACTTCTGCGTCAGGAGAAGGATCTATTGTTCCTTCAGCAATGGTTAATGATTGGCCGCTTAAATTTAAATTACAGTCTGCACTAATTGTTTCATCGCCAAGTGATAAAGATAAAGGAATTCCTACAGGAACTGGTCCTACAAAAATACTAACAGAAACATTGTCTTGTGCTATAGTTAAACCATTACCTGTAGCCGTAATATTTGCGTCAGCAGTAATAGTTTCATCTCCAAGAGATAAATTTATTTGTTGACCGGTAATATCTGTATTAGCTGTTGCCTCAACAGTTCCAAGACCAAGTCCAACTGTCAATCCTATACCAGTAACTGTTGCATCTGGAGAAGGATCTACTGTTCCTTCAGCAATAGTTAGACTATCTCCTGTTATAGAGGCTATAGTATTTGCGTCTAAGATTGAATTACCTTGAGCAATATTTATTTGATTACCGTTTAATTGAACAGAGTACGCATCTCCCCAAACAAGATTACCCCATTCAGCCCTTCCCCAACCAGAATTAAGTTCAGCTGAGATGCTAACACTATTTTGAGCACAATTTACCTGTTGTCCAGTTAAGGATACAGAAATATCATTCTGTAATCCCCATGAACCTGTACTCCAACTTAATTCGCCCCAAGTATTGGCCATAATAGGTTATCTCCCTATTATGCGTTGCCGATTCTTAGAATAGCTGCTGAAGTTGTAAATGCCGGGAACTGTATTGTAAAAGTTCCTGATGTTGCTGTTTTGTCTGCACCGAAATCTAATACTGCAACTGCCGCATTGGTAGATGAAGTATTATAAATTAATGCACCTCTAGCTGTTAACGTCACACCAGTAAACGACAAATCATTGAAGTCTACAATTGCAACACCTGATGCAACGGAAGTACTTGGATTTGGTTTTACTAATGTTCCACCACCTGCAGAATATTGACCACTGTTAGCGACTTCGCCAGACGCAGTGTATGCTGTAGTAGTAGAATTTAACGTCGCAGTAGATACATACAAAGCAAGTTTAAAAACATCACCACCAGAATATTGAAAATCATGTTTTCCTTCTAGTACTTCTTTTTTAAAACTATTTGCAACTGCTTGTGTTATTGCCATTTGTATTTACTCCTTATTGTTGTTTTGGAAGTCGAGGTGGTCCATCTGTGTACTCATCTCGTCTTCTTCTTCCCATTTGTTCAACTGTGAATCCTTGTAAAGCCTGTTGATACTTTCCTTCATAATATTGGATCATATCTGCTGGACCTTTTAAAAATCCAAAAGCTTCTACTAAGCATGCATACAATAAGCCATTTGGGAATTCTGTACTTAAGTATGTAGTAGTATTACTAGCTGATAATCCAGCAGGTTTCAAGATATAATTTATCTGCATGTTATAATTTTGATCAGGAGTAGGGGCTAAAACAATAGTGTTTTCATCCCAATAGCTGTAGTATTTTGGTAAACCTTGTACTCCAGTTGGATTATATTCTGAAATGTAGTTTGTATCCCTATATTCTAAAAAAGAACGATCAGAATTATCTGCTCCACCTGTAGAATTAGTAATTTGACAAGATCTAATAACTAATGTTTGATCATTAATTAATGGGGTATTAACATATCTTTGACCTGCAATAATATCAGCTTGTGCATATTGTCTATTGTTATCAGAATCAACATCTCGTTGAATTCTCCATTCTGCATCTAATATAAATCCATCTAAAATAGTAGAAGTAAATACGTTAGCATCTACCTCACAATAATCTCTAATTTTTTGTATTAATTCTGCGTATGTCATTATGCTTGAAGGTTAACAGGTCCACCTGTACAACCACTTCCTCCTCCGTTTATATTTCCATCTGTAGCAGTATCTGTACTTTGGAAATAATAATAATTTGCTGTGTCTGTTACATTACCACTAGAATCAATTTTTCCAACTGTAATTGTAAACCCATTAGCATTACTTATATCAGTAATTCCATCAAAGCTAGGAACATTTCTAAATCCTGTTGGACTAGTAGGTCCTCTAAATCGTACAGTAGTTCCGGTAGTTAATTTATGATCTTGTGAATAAACATTCACATAAGTATTTCCAGAATATTTAATAGTCGTAAATGGATTTGGATTTAATAAAATTAAAACAGGAGGCTCTACTCTAGCAGGTCTTGCATCCGGCAATCCTTGTGCATCGGTGGTGGTTGGTTTTGGTTCTAATTGTGGTTGCTTAGGTTCGTATTCAGAAATATGAACTTTTGCACCATTCCATTCTGTAACCATTTCAGTGTAAGGAAATGCCATTCCAGATCTGTCTGAAATAAATTGTGCGAATCTTCCTTTAGATAAATTTGCCATTACACACTCGGATAATAAGTTTTAGGAGTTATAAAAGAACTTGAAGAAGAACCATCTTCTTCTAATGCTCTTTGTAATTCATCTTCATATAATAATTTTAATTCTTGTATTCTTTGTGGAGCTTTTTTAATTGCTAAATAATAAGCAAGTCCTGAACACATACATGGTACAAAACGATATGGAACATCAGTTGCATTGGTATATGCACCAGAATCTTGAATTCTTTTTACATAATAAAAATTAATAAAATTTCCAGCTTCTGTAGATCCTGGAGTTAAATATAATGTAATAGTTACTCTATCAATAAATCGTTGAACAAAATATTGAGTAGGAGTTCCTTGCTGTGTTTTAGCAGATAGGCCTTGATAAGTAGACCTATCAATTTTAGTTAAAGGAAAATCAACACTAGAGGAGTTTCTATATGCCATTTCTAATACATCAGATACTCCGTAAACAGCTGTAGTGCTAGAAGTACCATCACTTGGTGAACGATACATTACATATTCAGATTGACCTTGAACTAACGTAATAGAATTATTTGCTATTTCCCAAAAATTAAGACCTCTGTTTCCCCATTCTTGAAACATAATATTTAAAGATCTTCTAGCTGTTCTTATGTCATAGCCAGAATTTCCTTGTAGCCCAATTCTTTCATAAGCTTCTTCTATAATTTCATCTATAGAGAAATCTTTGTCAAAAGTATATGTACCGGAAGTAGTGTTAGCCATTTAGCCTCCTACCCTGCTGTTAAACCTGGTCCTGAATATTTATCAGTTAATAAAGTAGCTGATGCAACACTAAATGTTGAAACATAAACACCTTTTGGAAATAAAATTCCATCTTCAGGAAATGAAAAATTAATTACATCACCTGCAGGTACGTCTGCTACAAATAAAGTAGTTCCAGTAGCACTTGTAGTTTTTAATTCAACTAAACCAGATGTTGCTAAACCCGCAATAATAATTCCTCGTAATCTAACTGGAGGAGCTATCACTACATTAGTTGTAGTAGCAATAATTCTAGTTGCTTGTATATCACCTTTATATGATCCCATTTATATTCTCCTAAATTTTAGGAGCACCCGAAGGTGCTCCATTAATTATTTATTATACAGATTCTTTACCGTCATCTTTTACATAGTAGTAAATGATTCCAGTAATTGT